TGTAGTTGGGCCACGTGCCTTCACACACCATGGCGCGGTAGCGGTCTTGCTCTTTCAATGTGTCCTGGTAGTCCATGTTCCCCTACCGCTCCGAATACTGCTAAGCCCGCCAGCATGTATTGATGTCTCTGCCAAAACGGGGGTGTTGGTGTTGGGTGAGCCGCTTGCTCTGACCGAACGCCATTCATTTTTCTTCTCCCATAAAAGCCAGTGTGCTAGCGCCGTGTACAGCGCTAGATTCGCAATGCTCACAAGCCTGCTGGTGCTCGTCACGATCCACCACTTCGGCGGTCATTTCTCCGCAATTTAGGCAGATCCCGAAGCCATCTCCAATGGCAATTTCTAGCTGTTTTGTGGTCGGCTGGTAGGTCATGGTGGGTAGCTCCTAATGCCCTTTAATGTACATACATTATAGGGCACAGAATGACTGCCGTACATACGTTTTTGAGGAAAATTATCACGATCTAGCCAAGCGACCGTGGACAAGCAAATGGACAAGCAAGGTTTTGGGGTCAAAATGACGCAAGTGGTTGGTTTTGTTGAAGAAATCGAGTCATAGCCAAAACTAATGGACAAGCGAGGGGTCGATAGCTTTTAGTAATGGACAAGCATGGACAAGCATGGACAATTTGGGTTGTCCACGCTAAGACGTTGATTTGATGGGCTTTTATGATAATCAGGACAATCTAATGGACAAGCAGGGGGGTGCATCTCAGGATGGAATGGACAAAATGGACACCACCCCTAGGGGTGTCCACTTGTCCATGTCCTGAAGCGGCTGTCCAGTCCATGCTTTTGGGCTAGGGCTCGACTTCGCTATCCATGAGGTGCTACCTAGCCTCATCCTCAAAACACAAACAGCGTGTGACCCCAGGTATTTTTGAGCCTATATTTAGCACAACCCCTTAATCAAGTACCTAAAAAACCTTATATATCAATACTTTAAGTGTAGTAAGGTGGTAGTATATGTTTTGTAAATACCTTACTAGTAGGTTGTAACATGTTGTTTTATAAAGAGTTTTTACAGCTACAGTATTAACACAAACCTAGACGTGACCTCTCACACCTATGCTGTACATCTGCATTGGCTCCAAATGCCCACCCCGGTGTAGACTGTTGACATTTAAAGGAGAACCCGGTGATGACACCGAAACAGGAAAAATTTGCTCAACTTTACGTGGAGTTGGGTAGTTCTGCGGAAGCGTATCGACAGGCTTACAAAGCTGATCGAATGAAGCCGAATACGATTTACCAGCGTGCGCATGACCTTTTGGAGAACGGTAATGTCAAGGTAAGGATTGAAACAATTCGTGAAGCAGCGAGGGAAAGAAACAAGGTCACGGTGGATTCGTTGCTTGTGGAATTGGAAGAAGCACGCCGGATTGCCCTTGGTGCTGAAACGCCTCAAACGTCCGCTGCCGTCAGTGCGACCATGGGTAAAGCGAAACTGGTAGGCTTGGACAAACAAATTCTTGATATGCGCAGTAGCGATGGATCAATGACACCTAAGCCGTTGGACACGTCCACACTGTCAGACACTGCACTTAAGGAGTTGATGCGTGCCCGCCGCGATGGATCTCAGCAATGAAGATTGGTTAGCTATTGAGCGTGAGTATTGCGCTCGTTCGCTCGCTAGTTTTGTGCGTGAAGCATGGCATGTTCTGGAACCGGGGCAGCCTTACATCCATGGGTGGCACGTTGACGCTATCTGCGAGCACTTAGAAGCAATCACTGATGGCGAGCTGACCCGCCTGCTGATCAACATCCCGCCTGGTACCATGAAATCGACGCTAACGAGCGTGTTTTGGCCCGCGTGGGAGTGGGGGCCGAAAGGCTTACCGCACATTCGCATGATTGGCGCGTCGCATGAGCAAGGTCTGGCGGTGCGCGATACGCGCAAGATGCGCAACCTGATATCTAGCCAGTGGTTTCAAGAGCGCTGGCCTATCGCTATGACCAGCGACCAGAACCAGAAAACGTTTTACGAAAACTCATCAACAGGGTGGCGTCAGGCTTGCGCCGTTGCGTCCATGACAGGCAAGCGTGGAGATCGCGTGGTGTGGGACGATCCACACAGTGTAGAAGCGGCCCTGTCGATTGCGCACCGTGAGACAGCGTTGCGGGTATTCCAAGAGACCTTGCCGACACGTCTGAACAATCCTGATAGCAGTGCCATAGTGATTGTCATGCAGCGCCTTCATGAGTCGGACGTTTCCGGTTTTATTCTGGAAGACGATTACGGCTATGACCATTTGTGTTTGCCGATGGAGTTTGAACCGGAACGCCGATGCACTACGTCATTGGGTTTCACTGACCCCCGCACTGAAGACGGTGAATTGCTGTTTCCTGAGCGCTTCAGCCGCACGACCGTTGACCGTGACAAAAAGGTCATGGGCAGCATGGCCGTTGCTGGTCAGTTCCAACAGCGACCCGCGCCAAGGGGAGGCGGTTTCTTTGAATGGGAAAAGCTGGAAATCGTGGAGGCGGCACCCAAGAAATTACTTCAGTTCGTGCGTTATTGGGACAAGGCCGGGACTGACGGTGCTGGCGCTTACACCGCTGGCGTACTAATGGCAAAAGACCGGGAAGGCGTTTTCTACGTGTTGGACGTGGTGCGTGGTCAGTGGTCAGCGCCCAAGCGGGAAAAGGTCATTAAGCAGACTGCCCAGACTGACGGTGTGAAGGTCAAGGTCTGGGTGGAGCAAGAACCAGGGTCAGGCGGTAAGGAATCAGCGGAATCGACCGTCAAGGGTCTTGCGGGTTTCCGTGCCTATGCTGAACGTGCCACGGGTGATAAGGCGCTGCGTGCTGAACCGTACAGCGTCCAGGTGGAAGCGGGGAATGTGAAGGTAGTAGCCGGTGCCTGGCATAAAGATTTCATTGACGAACATAAGACGTTTCCTGTGGGCAAGTACAAAGACCAAATTGACGCCGCGAGCGGTGCATTCAACAAGTTGGCGGCTTCCGGTTCGGGTATGACAGGGCTTACGAAATGGTAGCGGTGTGCTAAGCTAGACAAAATCACCGATTTAAGGTATGCGGCAATGAGTGAAGACAAGCGTGATAGCGAAGGGGAGTTGATCAAAGTTCCCCGCAAGAAACGGCGTCAAGACAGCGAAGGAGACGTGCGCCATGGGTAAGCCACGCCTCCGAATGGATGACGCCACAACTGCGCATATCCGCGACGACGGCTGGATGAACGTGCTTTCCGGTTACGGTACCGGACGTGACCCCGGTGAAGCCACGCGGCCACGCGCTGAAACAGGATTGAGTCAACAAGCCCTGGAGGACATTTACCGGGGTGATGGTATCGGACGCCGCATTGTTGACCTGTTTGCCGAAGAAATGACTCGCCAATGGGTGGAAATTGAAGGCGACCAGGGGGAGGAAAGAATCACTCAGCTTATCGACCTGGAGGCAAAGCAGCAATTCAACCGTGCTTTGCGTTGGGCTGGTTTGTACGGTGGCGCTGTGATGGTCATGTTGATCAATGACGGTAATGAGGATTTAGCGCAACCGCTGAACACCAACACTGTACGCAGCATCAATGATCTGATCGTGTACGACCGCTACCAGGTGTCATGGAATCAGGAATCAATCAGCACCAACGCCAACAGCGTCTATTTTGGACGTGCCGAAGTGATGACAATTCAACCGTTGATGAGCACCCCCTACACCGTTCACCGTTCCCGTGTGTTGGTGTTCGATGGTGAAGACGTGCCAGACCGCATCCGTCAACAGAACAACGGTTGGGGTGATAGTCGTTTACAATCGGTCTATCGTGCGTTGGGGCGTTACGCTGAAGGCATGGGAAGCGCGTCAAGCATCCTGCGTGACTTTATCCTCCCTGTTCTGAGCATGAAAAACCTGTCGGACATGATTGCCAGCGGGCAAGAAGATGTGGTGAAAAAGCGCTTGGAGATTCTAGGCGTCAGTAAATCGATGTTAAACGTACTACTAATCGACGCTGATGAAGAGGGGTACGAAAAGAAAGCAAGTTCTGTATCCGGTATCGACAAGCTGTTAGCCGAGTTGCGAAACAATCTATGCGCTTGTACGGGTATTCAGCACACCAAGCTATTCAAGCGATCTGCTGAAGGCATGAATGCCACCGGTGAAGGTGATGAACGCGAATGGTACGACACGGTATCGGGTGAGCAGGAAGACAAGTTAATGCCGAATCTCACCACACTGATTTACATGCTTGACCTGTCTGAAGGCGGTCAACCGAATGACCGTGTAGTCAAGTGCAAGCCGCTATGGCAAATGGACGAAGCACAGCAAGCGACAGTGCGTAAGACCAACGTTGAAGCCGCCACCATGGCAGTGGATTACGCATTGATTGACGACGAGACAGCGCAGGGGTGGGTGGGTGAGTGAGCAGACCAAGCAAGAGTTGCTAGCCGCTGCCCGTGTTCGCATGGAGCGTCAAGGTAGGCGAGGATTACGCAAGCAAGCACCGCGTCCGCGCAGGCCGGAACAGGCAATACGTGAATAC